ATATTTTTAGTGGTTTATTTGCCATTCTTTTCCTTGTAGTTATCTAGTGTTACCACATCTGGATTGTCTTTTAAATACTGTTGTTTTAGCTCTGTCCAATAGCTAATTTTAGGATCGAAGTCTCTTTCACCAAAAGAATTAGCTGACATAACACCTAGTTGCATACATTGATTTATTAGTTCTGCAAATGCAGGAGGCGGTGGATTAATTCTAGGCACCCTTTTACATTCTTTTACAAGTTCTAATTGTGTTTTTAATTTCTGTTTTAATCTTTGTTCTTTAGCAAACTCTTCGTCACATACAGGGCCGATAGATTTTCTAAATCTAAAACCTAGTGTTTGATTTTGTGATTCATCATTATTACCACTTTTATATTCATGCTGTCTTACTTCTGTATATGCTTCCCAACTACCTTGATCGCAGCTGTTGGTGCCGTCGTTTAAATATTCGTTACGTGCCTGTGCTGATGATGTCACCACAAACAAGAAAAATAATATCCACGCTAAATTAACGAGACAGGTCTTTAATATCGTATGCATGTTCCCTTACTTGATCAGCCAATTGTCTATATAAATTTTCTGCCATTTCCCATGTTGCTTCTGCTGCAGATAATCTTGTTGCTGTGTCTGTTAATTTTTCTCTTGCAACTTCAAGATCTCTTTCAAGATTGATAAGAGTTTGTTTGTTTGCTTCTATAGTGTCAGTTAAATTAAGAACATATCTTACAGACGTAAATGTTCCAGCGAGTATAGCTGCCACCACAGGGACAATGACTATATTCTTCTTGACCCATTCAAACTTGGATAATTTCTTTTTGTTTTTCATTACTTATAAAAATCTTTAAAAATCCAATCAGTGTATTTCTTTAACCACTTTTTAATCCACTTAATCATTTTTTTTCTCCTCAATTTCGTAAAAGAAGTTATCCGTATCTTCGGTCTTCCATTTACTTGTGTTTTCAACATTCCACTCAGAGGTTTGCACTTTCCAATCAGGGACATTATCTTTCACTGTGAAAGAAGGTATATCCCATATACATCTATTGTTTGGCTGTGCTGCATAGTTCCCGTCGTTTAGGGCTATGATGTGAGCGCACTTATGTTCGTGCGGTATCTCTGAATGATCAGTGTCGAGTATATTAGGCTCTGGATGAGCAAAGTCAACCGTAAAAAGATATTTCCCTGGATGCCATTTTTTATCTTTACCGATGTATTTCCCTGATTGACCTTCTAAGATATCGAAAGAATGTACAGAAGGATAATAACTAAAACAATTCCACAACTGTAATTCGTCAAGTCTACGTCTAGGAACTTCTTCTGGCTTAAAGCCTCTTTGAATGAACGCAGATATCGGGAGACGATAGAAGATAGCTCCATTTTCCATAATACAATGAAAAAGGATACTACGCCCTGTAATAGCCGAAAGACCAAAGATAATGCAGTCTTCAACTTCTCCATGATGTTTCTTAAGGTCATAAAGATATTCTCTTCTGATTTGTGCGTATTCCACTGGAATATTTGCATTTAAATAAGCCATAAATTATCCTCACTTTGCACTCCCCCAACTGTTCCCCTTTTTACAAGTCACCTTGTTTTTTATCTTTAGTGGAAGAGCTGACTCCATAATATTTTTTATCTTACTAATTTCAATATCATCTTTTACAGAGATGCACAACTCATCATGAATTTGTATGTGCGGTAAAATCCCTTGCTCATATAAATTAACCATAGCAGTCTTTGTCATGTCTGCAGCTGATCCTTGTATCAATCTATTCAAAGCTTTGTACGTAAAAGCTGGTGCATAATAATATAAAATATTTTCATAATCAGGATCGTCACTTTGATTTTCTTCTAATAGTTCAGCTTTGTAGGCAGTTTTAGCTTGATCTTTTGTTAATAGAGGTACAGGATTAAATCTTCCAATTTTATTGTTCCATTTTTTATCAGTGGTCTCCCACTTATCAAATCTACAGAATCTATCTCCTAATGTAAAAAGTAATTCATTATCTTTAGCAAACTCTATTAATTCTTCTGATAATTTTTTAACAAAAGGAACCTCCGCGTGGTACTTATCAAAAAGGTCTTTGGCCTCTTCTTTATTTAAATTTAATTCTTTTTGTAGTTTCATTTTACCCATGCCATAAAACATACCTAAGTTTATAGTCTTTGCTTGAATTCTTGGTATTTTAGCCATGTCAGCTACTAACTGATGAAAATCTGCATCTGGATTTTGCTTATAAAACTTTTCCATTTTAGAAATACTATTTATTATTTTTTGTTTAAATTTATCTCTATGTTCTTTTTGTCTATTCTCTTGTGTTAATTCAGGATTGTTTTTTAATAGTTTAATTGCGTAGTGAACTACTATCCTGGGTTCTTGTTGCGAGTAATCAAAACTAGCCCATGTATGATTATCTTCAGGAATAAATATCTGTCTCATTTTTTTACCTATCCAGCCTTTGGCTGGTATTTGCTGTAAATTAGGATTTGACATTGAAAATCTACCAGTGACAGTTCCTCCTTGATCTGATCTAATTTGATTTATGTCTGCGTGTATTCTACCATTGTGAACAAAACTTAATAATCCTTCAACAAAAGCATTATTTGCTTTCTCACACTCTCTAGCTTTTGCTATTAATCTTAAAAGAGGATTATTGTGTGTTTGTAAATAATTCTTTGGTAGTTTAGGCATTTTAGATTTAGGAGTTTGTTCATAATCTGTTACTTTAAGATATTCTAAAAGTTTTTTTATTGAAGCCGCCGCCCAAATGTTAACGTCTATACCCGTTTTATTTTTTATTACTTGTAATAATCTATGTTTTCTTCTTTCTAAAAACTTACCAAACTCTTTAGTTTTTTCGACATCAATTTTAACTCCTTTAAACTTCATGTCAACCAAACAAGGAAATAATCTTGTTTCTAAATTAAAAATTTTTCGTGGACTTTTACGTTTTGGTTCATATATAATTTCGTCTAAATTTTTATTAAATAAATTCCATAATCTAAAAGTTAAACTCACATCCTGTTCGGCATAATCTTTGACCAAAACATAAGGTAATTTGTGCATATTACTCATCGGATCATTAATTCCATACTGAGATAAAGCTCTGTCTCTTAAGTCCCATTTATATTTTGTATCTTTTAAATAATCTTTACTTAAAGCATCTAAAGAATATCTCATTCTGTTTTCATCAATAACAGAGGCAGCTATCATAGTGTCATAAACTGGTCCTTTTAACATTAAACCAGTGGTGGCTCTAATCCAACATACGTCATACATAGCGTTATGAAATACTTTAACTATTTTTTCGTTTTGAAAAATTAATTTATTAAGACTAGACCAAGTCTTTTCTTTATCTAGATTATCAGTCATTGCATGATTAATAGGAAAATATAAAGTTTGTTTATGCGTGGCTACGGCTATACCGCAAACATACCCGTTGCCCGTTATGGCTCCAGATCCTTTAGTTTTTAAATTAGGGTCATAAGTTTCTAAGTCAACAGCTACTGTATCAACCCCTGATAAATCTAACTCGTTTATCTGTGGAACCGAACACATTATTTACTCTCCGTCAAAGTAAAACCATTAGGTAGAGGTATGGCTGTGTCATCACCGTAGTCTCTATCTATTGCCATTTCAATATAATGTATTGCTTTCAATAAATCTTCCCTCTGTCCCTTCGACTTGTGTCTACACAAGTACTTAATAGCATTCCCCTCCGCGAACGGCAAGTTATTTTTATTTATAAACTCACTTGCTTGGATCTTCATTGATCGGTAGTGGTCGCCACCTATCTGTTTCTTATATGTGTTTTTCATATTATCAACTCCTTTCCTGTTTGTGTTTTTAAAATCCATGCGTCGTGTCTACCTCTTGTTAAGCCGACAAAACCTAATCTTCTTTGATCAAATTTATCTTCGTCTCTAGTTAAACTAAGATCAACTATAACATTATCTCTAGTTAGACCTTTGACATCATGAAAATTTCCATACTCAATTATACTTTTTTGATTTAAGTTATCCTTTTGTATAATTCTGTTTATATATTTTATTTTAACAGTTTGATAATCATCTTGTTCAGAGTCTTTTTTATATTTTTTATGTAACTTATAAAAAGAATTTTCTTTTTTAAGTTCCTCACTTAAATATCCCTTTCTTACAAAATCTTGAAAAGTATATTCTTTGTTAATTATTGATCCTTCTCGTGGCCAATTTTTGTTACACTTGTATTTTTTGTGTAATCGTTCATGGTATTGTTTAATTTCTCCTAAAGATTTTGGAACACCTTTTAAAAATTCAGGCCACGTATAGTAAACGTTTAACTCTTCGTCACCCACATGATTATTTTTGTTTGCAACATGTTTAAATTTAAACCCTTCTCTTTTTAAGAAAGGTAAGATCCAGTCCTCTCTAGATTTAGCAGATCTATATGTAAATAAAAACGACTCGTTTGAGTTTCTCATTTTATTAATTAAATTTTTTAGTGCTGGAGAGCCTTTTAAATTTGTTAAAAATTGAACACTACCCTCTTCGTCGGTGGGGGACCATACTCTTTCATATCTATAAAAATCCCAAATAGGTTTTATAATTTTTTTAGCAAATGTATTTATAGCCTTACTACATCTTAACCCTTTTTTTAATTCATCGTCTCCCTTAACTTTTGCAAATAATTTTTCAAAAAAATCAGGATTAGCGCCCGCAAATTGAAAAATAGTTTGATTAGGGTCACCCACCATCACTACAACTTTAGCGTGTTTCGCCATTCTTTCTATCGCTAACATTTGAGGAACACTACAGTCTTGAGCTTCATCTACAATTAAAAAATCTATCACAAGATCCTGTTTACTATTATTAAAATACTCTAACATATCTTCAAAATCCTTGTATTTTTTTTCCTTAAATTTATTGTATTTTTCTTGCATTGCTAAAAGCATTTTAAGATCGTAAGGATCATAAGCTCTACTTGGGTTTTCAGATTTCATCCAACATTTTTTAAAATCTAAACCTCTTCCATACGCATTTGATTTAAATTTAAAGAAAGGATGTTTTTCCATTGGATTTTTTCTAACATAAACATTATTAGCTTTACCAAACAGTGAGTAATACTTGCATAATTCTTCATATGCAGATTTATCAAAAACTTTTAAATTTCTAGGAATTTCTGAATTATTATTGGTATAACTATGTATGGTGCATATTCTATCTTCAAAAAACTCTTCTTCTTTTTTAAGTTCTTTTACTTCTTTTATAGATGTGATTGTATCTTTTAATTCTTTTGCGGCAACATTTGTGTGAGTTAATACAATACCTCTTTCAGAACCATATTTATGTAAATACTCTTTATACAACTCTTTAATTTTTATATGAGTTTTCCCTGTTCCAGGTGGACCCACAATAGGTCTAATCTTCAATAGCGTCTGATTCGAAATCAATTTTTACCTCCTTCGTTTCTTCAGTATTATAAGCTATAACTTTTTGTTCCGCTTCTTTTGTTTCTTCGTGATCATAAATTATGATTGTTTTATCTATTTTAAATTTTTGAATTCTAAAGTGTATACAAGATTGATAAATTTCATTTTCATCTTTAATTTTGTTTCTTATTTCTCTAGCATTTAAATACTCTACAAGTTTTTTTCGTAAATCATTACGATCTCCGTAACTATATCTCTTATCCTCCAAGTAATCTTCAAAATGAGATAATTTAAAATCTAAATATTTTTGCTCAGGTTTATATATTGGCATGTCAAATTCTAGTAGTTGAGTTGGTTTGGTAGATACTTGTTCATCCTTTAAATATTTAAGAAAATGTTTAATAAATACTTCGGCTTCGGCATCTCCTTCAATATAATCTTTTGATTTAATTCTTTCTTCAAATTTATTTTTTACAATGGTTTCAAAATCAACGGGTTTCATTCGAGGAACCCATATACCAGCTTGTGCTATTACTACGTCATAAAATTTTTTCATATCTCGTAAAGTAGGACCATCCATCTTAACGAGCTTGTTTATAGCTTCTCCATTTCTACTGCCATATATTATAACTTCATATTTATTTTTAGCGTATTCAATAATATCTCCTATCGCAGATGCGCCCTCTATTGTTTTGTAACCTATTCCTATCCACTGAAATAAGTATGCGATCGTCTTAACATCACAACCAACTATTGTTGCTAATTTAGTCATGCCAAATTTTCTGTCTGACTTACCATGGGTTGTTCCTTTTTTACTTCTCGCTTGCGCTTCATCATCTTTAGATTCAATTGCAATTCTATACACAAAGTGATCTATTTGCTCCGTGGTCCAGGAGGCGTGTTTCAACAACACTCCTGCTATAGCAGTGCAATATGCATCTCTTGATCCCTTTGTTGGATACATAATACAAAGAGCTGCTTGCAAGGCGATTCGACCAACGTCTTGGGTTAAGTCAGTAGGATACTCTGCTATACTTTCGTAATGTTCCCACTCTATTAATTCTTTACCTAGGTGATATTGAGACTCTGGGACGACTGTGTATTCTTTTATACCAGATCTTATTTCGCATAAAGTTGCACCATGAGCTTCTTTTTCACAATATTTTTCTAATGAGTTTGGTAGGATAAATTTTTTTGGTTTAATAGATGCTTTAAATAAATAATGACTTGTTGGATTATTCTTTCTACCAAATACTGCACCGCAGTATTTTAAATGATCTTTTACAAAGTATTTTACTTTAGGATGATCTATATCAAAATCAACATGTTTTTCTAAACGAATCGCTATTTGTTTATTGTGATGATGATTTTTCCATTCTTCAATTGTTGTTTTAAATTCAGGAGAAGACCATTTGCCAACAACAGATTTTTTGTTAGCGCAGGGTATTGTTACAAACCCTGCGTTTGTCCAATCTTCATAAGTTTTTAATACACTCTTCGTCATAAAAATAGTTACGGGGCGAGTTCAGTCTCCCGTCATCGCCCCTCACTTCACTAGCTGAGTGAACTTATAAATCTAATGTCTTCTTAGCTTTTTGACTCGAAGAGGCTTCGGTTTCATGTTTAACTTGCACGTTTTCTTTAGACACATTTGTGCTAAAATCTTTTGCAATTTGATAAACATTTTGGTCTGTTATCTGACCAACTCTACTCACATCCCAACCAAACCATGTGCCTTTGTCGTTAGACTGTTGCACAGTTTTCAGTTTATAAATATGACTGTAAGTTGCTGGTGTAAACATACCGTTTTTACCTTGCATCTTAATACCCGTCATCATTGAGTTCCACTTTCTACTAACTTTTAATTGAGTAGCTTTCATAGAAATCAACGCTGTTGAGGGATTTTTTCCGAGAACGACTACGAAATGACTAGCTGTATTTTCAAGATAGTTACCATTAGCTAACCTATCTTTATTAAACTTGTCTCTTGTAGTTTTAGGTACATCGTCACCAGCTTCATATATTTTTACTGGAGCTCCCTGACTTTCACCTCTATCTTGCCATTCTATGTATTGTCTTTTGTAATGACACGGAATGACATCTATCCCCTTAACACCATCATAAACTTCGTTTGTGACAGTGTTTATAATCATGCCTGGTTCTGCCCCCTCGACATATTTAGCATCTCGCTTGTTGCATTCAGGCGAAAGCTGACCAAGAACTTTTAAAAACGGTAACGCAAGGTCTTCTTGTTTTATGTTTGAGATACCTTGGCCTGCATCTGTTTCAAACACATTAACGCTTACTTCGTTTTTCTTTTTTTCTGTTACTTCATTCATCGTTATTGTTTCCTTTTTATTGTTGTCTTATTTCCAACAAATATGTTGAAAAGTTCCGTTGGCATTTCTTTTCCTGCCTCGATACGCTCACGGACTAACGCTTTTAGAGTCATGGGTTCAACCTTCAATTTCTGAGTAGGTTGAAACCCTCGACCCTTTGCAAGTTCGGCATAATCAGCCGCCTTGTTATCCTCGTTACGACCGAACGATACGGATATCTCATTTTTGATTATATCGCCCAGGCCATTCTCACGAAGCCATTTAAACGCCTCCTCTTTTTTTGCTTGAGTTATAGTGGCGCTGTAATTTGTTTTAACTTCGATGGATGATCCATCTGCTAATTTAAGAAAAGATAGTCCCATTTCAGATAACATAGTGGGAATAACTTCTCCTGATAAATAGTCTAAATGTTTTTTCTTTTGTTTGATTTGCTCTTCGTCTGCCTCAAGAGCTTTTTGAACTGCTTGCATCTCTTGTATTTTATCTGCAAGTTTACCTACATTTCTTGTTTTATTAATTATTTCTTCTTTGTCTTGCTCAAAATCAATCGCTGTCATTTTTATTGTTCCTTGTTCCGTAAATATCAATCTCTATTGGGTAGTATCTTTTTTCTTGTCTATCCCATTTTAAGAGACTGAATCTACCGTTTGTCATATCAGATATCAAACAGCAGACAACACCTATTATAGCAGGATCACCTGTTAATAACAAGTAGTCTGTTGTTCTAAAATCTTTTAAAAGATTTTTAAGTTTTAATATTAAAGGACCAGGAGAAAAAATCATTTGCGATCTTTCATCCAATAAAAATTCTAGTTTGCCATATTCTGCTGCACCCATAATATTAAATTTAGGACGACCTTCTCTAGTCCCCGAAATTTCTTGTACAACATATACTTTAGGCACTCTATCTTTTTTTGCCTCTGAGTAATTAATACTTTCTGTATCTTTCATATTGACTTTGTAGCAAAATCCTATATACAAGTCAATAGAAAGATGAAATATAAATTTAAAACTAAACCGTATGCACACCAACTTACTGCGTTAGAAAAATCTTGGAACAGAAATACGTTTGCATATTTTATGGAAATGGGGACTGGTAAAACCAAAGTCCTAATTGATAATTTATCAATGCTTTATGATAAAGGTAAAGTAGATGGAGCATTAATAGTTGCACCAAAAGGTGTAATAGGCACTTGGTACAATCAGGAGTTGCCTACACATTTACCTGATCATATAGAGAATGTGACCGTTCTGTGGCAATCTAATATAAATAAAAAACAGCAAACTAAATTAGACTCACTGTTCAAAACGGGTCACGAACTTCATATTATTATAATGAATGTTGAAGCTTTTAGCACAGAAAAAGGTAAATCTTTTGCTGCACAATTTTTAAGATCGCATAAATCATTAATGGCTATTGATGAAAGCACAACGATAAAAAATCCTAAAGCCAAAAGAACTAAAAATATACTGTCTTTATCTAATTTAGCCTCTTACAGAAGAGTGATGACAGGTTCTCCTGTAACTAGAAATCCATTAGATTTATATACACAATGTGAGTTTTTAGATCACAATCATTTACAGTTTACTTCTTACTATGCTTTTAGGAATAGATATGCAGAGATGAAAACAATACATGTAGCTGGCAGAAGTATTAACGTCGTTAAACAGTTTATTAATTTAAAAGAATTATCTGAAACTTTAAAACCTTTTTCTTACAGAGTATTAAAAGAAGATTGTTTAGATTTACCGAATAAAGTGTATATGAAAAGAGAAATACAATTAACACCAGAACAAAAGAAGCTGTACGAGCAGATGAGAAAAGAAGCTCTCGCTACATTAAATGGTAAAACTGTTACAACTATGACAGCACTAACACAACTTATGCGTTTACATCAAATAACTTGTGGTCATTTTTCTGCAGACGATGGAACAATACAAGAGGTTAAAAACAACAGGCTATCAGAACTATTAGATGTACTAGAAGAAGTAGAGGGTAAAGCTATTATATGGGCACATTATCAACATGATGTTAGAAACATTTTTAAATTACTAGAAGATAAGTATGGTCAGGGGTCCGTGGTCCATTATTATGGCAAAACGCTACCTGAACAACGAGACTATGCTATTGAAAATTTTAAGAATAATGACAAAGTTAGATTTTTTGTTGGAACACCACAAACTGGTGGGTATGGTATTACGTTAGTACAAGCAAATACAGTAATTTATTATTCTAATGGATATGATCTAGAAAAAAGAATGCAATCAGAAGACAGAGCACATAGAATAGGACAAAAGAAAAAAGTGACATACGTCGATATTATAGCAGAAGACACTGTAGACACAAAGATAGTAAAATCTCTCCGTAAGAAAATAAATATAGCTTCACAAGTTATGGGAGAAGAGTTAAAACAGTGGATATGAAACCACCTTTTCATTATAGAATGGCGATACTTATGTTAGTTGGGGCATGTTCTCCCGTGTTGATTACTACATTATTAAATCAATACTTTGGATTTTCAGTTAAAAAGTCAATGGAATTAACTTTTATATGTTGTATTCCCATTGC